GACTACACGCTGAACCTCGGCGTCGAGCCGGGATATGTCGCGGTCAAGCCGCAGCTGCTGCCGCGTATCCCGCAACAGTCGATGATTATCGACTTCACCGCCGGCATGAGCGACGCGGACCCGTCCGCGATCCCGGCGCCGATCCGCAACGCGATCCTGTTGCTAACCGCGTTCCTTTACGAGCAGCGCGGCGATGTGACCGCGGCGATGCCCGAGGCGGCGAAAATGCTCATGTGGCCCTGGCGGCTGTGGACGTTCAGTGGCTGATCCCTCGGGCGGTCTGACGGGATCGAGCGGCATCGGCGCGCTGCGCTGGCTGGTGACGCTCTACCGGCGGGACCAGGCGCCGGCCGACGACATGGCGCTGACCGAAAGCCTCGTGCCGATCGCCACCGTCCACGCCGACATCCAGCCGACCTATGCGAGCACGTTCTACCAATCGACCCAGGTCGACACGCCCGTGACGCACATGATCGCCATCCGCTGGCAGGACTATCCGGCGACGATCGACGTGATCGCGCGCTCGACGAAACGGCCGAACGACGGCGGGCTGCGGACTGAACTTTTCCGGGTTCGGCGCACCAAGGAGGTCGGGGGGCGCAAGCGGTTTCTGCAGATGGAATGCGAGATCGAGCATAGCCGGATCACGCCCGACGACAGCGACGCGACGCGGAATGACCTGCTGACCGAACCCTATTCCGGCGCCGACCTGACCGGACAGACCATCTGGGACGACGGCGCGACCACCTGGGACGGCGGCGCCACAATCTGGGACGCCATGCCATGACCCTGATCCTGATCATCGTGCTGATCGTGCTACTGCTGGGCGGCGGCTACGGCTGGCGCGCCGGATATGTCAGCGGCTTCGGCGATCCGTTCGGCATCATCCTGATCGTGCTGCTGATCGTCGTCCTCGTCGGCCTGCTCGGCGGGCCGCGCTGGGGACTGTGGTGAGCGACCTCAAGGTCACCGTGACCAATTGGGGCGATGTCGCGCTCGACAAGCGCGAACTCAAAAAGCTGATGCGCGCCGCCGCCGGCGACATCCGCTCGCAGACCGCCCGGCTGATCAACCAGACCTCGGGCGGCGGGCGCGTCTATCGGGGCATGGGCGGCGGACGCTACCGGGGCGGCTACAAGCCGGGGATGGGCTACCGCGCGTCGTCGCCCGGCGCGCCGCCCGTCCGCGTCTCAGGCACCCTTCGAGGCAGCCTTAAAGCGTATGTCTATCCGTCCGGCGAGGGCTTCGCCGTCCGCGAGCGCGCGTTCTATGGCCTGTTCCTCGAGGCGGGCGCGCAAGGCGGCGGGCCGGGCACCAAGCGGTCGCGCCGCGCCGCCCACGGCCAGGGCACGCGGGTCCTCGCGCCGCGTCCGGCGCTCGATGCCGTGATGTCGAAGGCGGCGGCGTCGCTGAAACCCCGTGTCGAGAAAGCGCTGCGTCTCGGCATGACGTGGAAGCAGACCAAGGCGCCATGAACGCGGTCGCGCCGGCGCCCTCGATCATGGCGACCTTCATCGCGCAGCTTCGCGCCAACGCGCCGATATTCGGCGGGCGCGTCGCCGGCGCGGCCGAGTTCTACGCAGGCCTGCGGAACTACAACACGTCGATGCCGCTGCCGGCCGCTTACGTGCTGCCGCTCGGCCAGGACGCGGAGCCGAACCAGCTCTGGAACGGCCTGATCCAGATCGTCCACAAATCCATCGGCGTCGCCGTCGAACTCGACGCGCAGACCGATCGCCGCGGTCAGGCGCCCACGATGAACTTCGAGGAAATCGAGGCGCAGATATTCGCCTCGGTGCTCAACCTCACGCTCGCCGACTGCCGGATGACGCGCGGCGCGTACTTCAGCGGCGCCCGCTACCTCGACCTCGATCGCGCGCGGCTTTGGTATCAATGGGAGTTCACGCTCGACTGGATGATCGACGACACCGAAGGCGTCCAGCCCGTCTCGGTGCCGATCCAGCAGATCGAGGTCGATATTTTCAACGCGCCCGTCGCGCCCGGCGACAAGCCGCCCGCCGTCGTCGTCATCCCGACCGGCGATCCACCCTATCCGCCGCCGACCGATGGCCCCTGGCCCGATGGCGCACGGTAACGACGAGCGGATTGATTATGATCCCGACATCCTCGCCCGCGCCGACCGCGCGCGTGTCCGCGCAATACGAGGAACGCCCCTGATGTCGAGCAACATCGACCCGTCGAAGCCGGACGGTCCGAAGGCTTACACCGCCGACGTGCGCGCCAATTTCGCCGCCGCGAAGGCTGAGATCGAGGCGTTGCAAGGCGGCGCGACGGGCGGCGACGGCGACCTGATGTATGTCACGACGAGCGGCACGCCGGCCTCGCGCACTCTACAGGATCGCTTCGGCGATTTCGTTCATGTCCGAGACTTCGGCGCGGTGTTCGACGGCGCCTCGCACCCGCTTTCGGCGTATTATCCGACGCTGGCCGCTGCCCAGGCCGTCTATCCGCACGCGATCGCGTTGACCGACGAAATCGACGGCGTGGCGATCCAGGCGGCGATCAATCTCTGTCATTCGCGGGTCAACAGCTTCAGTTACGGCGGCACCGTCGTCGTGCCCAACGGTTGCGGGTTGGTCAATCAGCCGTTGAGCATCAGCAGACAAAACGTCTCGCTGGTCAGTCACGGCGCGGAGTTCATGACGAACTCGAACATCAGTCGCGCCACGCCATCCGCGCCGACTCGCCTGACCTGGACCGGGGCGCCGAAGGTCGGTGGCCAGCGCCAGGCCAACATGCTCACCGTCGCGCCGACCGATGGCGGCCGGCTGCTGTCCGGGACCAATGTTCGCGGTATCTTATTTTACTGCAACCACATCGCGGGCGCGGCGGGTCCGCTGATCGCCAGCGTGCGTCACGCGATCATTGACGTTGCGACCTGGGAACCGGCTGGCGTGTCCTACATTGGCGCGAGCCTGACCGCCGGATCACAGGCGATCAACGTCTCAACCACGACGGGTCTGCGGGTCGGCGAGAGCGTCGTCAGCGCCAGCCTGCCGGGTGGCGCGTATGTCGCCTCGATCATTGATGCGACCCACTTCAACGCTTCCGTTCAGGCAAGAGCGACCACCACGGAAACAATAACGGTCGGCGGCGAGGGTATCCGCTTTGACGTGGTGGACGGTCTCTCGGACAGCAACGACACGCAATTCGTTCGCTGCCGGTTCGCCGGTTATGCTTTGGCCGGCGCCGCGACCGCCACCGCGCCCCTGGTCATGATCGGCGGCTCTGGTGTCGTCGGCAGCGGCGGCGGCACGCATTGGGGCAACACCTCGCTCTGTTGGTTCGACGACCTTCAGGGCGTCTACAACAACGGCCATTTCGTTGTCTGCAACAATAGCGATCACAATTTCCATCAGAACATCACGCCGCAAAAAATCGGGACCGGCCCCGGCAACGTGCTGATCTGCAACGGCACCCTGGACCCGCATAATGGCGGCGCGCGGTTCCATAAATTCTTCCACATGGGCGGGGCTTCGGTGTTCGCGGGCACCGATACCGGCGGCTTCACCAGCGGCGCCCTGGCTTGCGTCATAGAGTTTCTCGACCGGCAGAACGGCGCCCCGTTTCCGATCATCGGCGCGGGGGCCTCGGTGCGCGTCGGCGCCGATAACGCCGCGCCGGCTCTGGCGTTCGCCGGCGACGGCAGCAACCCGTTTTCCGGCTACGCGGTGTCCGCGCACATTCCCGACAACACCATCCTGGGCGGCAACAATCGCGGCATTCGCGCGGTTGACCTGCAGGCTAGCCGCGATGATCCGACCCAGGTCGCCAGCGGCCTAATGAGCGTGATCAGTGGGGGGTCTGGGAACATCGCGTCTGGCTGGGACTCGGTCGTGACAGGCGGTTCCGGCAACACCGCGTCCGGCATCGGCGCCGGCGTGCTCAACGGCGTCAACAACCTCGCCCTCGGCAGTTACAGCGTCGCGACCGGATACAATGCCACCGCCGAACTGTTCGCGGCCAGCGTCCATGCCGGTGGGAATATCTCCACTGGCCGTCACGCTCAACACACCAGACAGATCATTCGCGCCGTCTCGGCCCCGAATACGACGCCAGTCAGGTTGACCGCGGACGGCCTCGCGTCCGGTATCCGCAATGTCTGCAATCTGACTTTCAGCAATCAGGCCAACGCGCTCAAAGCGCAACTGATCGCGATGGATGAGGCCGGGAACAATTACTTCGCATGGACGCAGCCGATGGGCCTGATCTGGCGCGTCGGCGCGAGCGGGTTGGTTTATAAACCGGGAACGCCGATCACGCAGAGTAATGGCACGACGGCCGGGATCGTCATTTCCGAGGCCGCCGATACCGTCAACGCCGGTTACAATCTGACCTTCACGCCGCCCACCGGAAATACGTCGATCTGGCGTATCGTCGCCACCGTGGAATGGACCCGCGTCGATGGCCCGTGACGACGCCGAGACCATCCGCGAGGCGAAGACCAGATTTGACCGCTGCGAGGCGTGGGAACGGCAATGGCGCGAGCGGGCGCTGTTCGATATCAAGTTCGCCAACGGTGATTCGCAAAATATGTGGCAGTGGGACACCAACGTCCGCACGGAGCGCGGTTCGCGGCCCTCGCTGACCTACAATCAGGTGCGCCAGCACAACCTCCAGGTCGTGAACGACGCGAGACAGAACAAGGCCCAGATCAAGGTGACGCCGACCGGCGGCCGGGCGTCATACGAGGCCGCGCAGGTGTTCTCGGGTATCATCCGCCGCATTGAATACACCTCCAAGGCGGTCGATGCGTATTCCACGGCGACCTATCATCAGGTCGAGAGCGGCATGGGCTACGTCCGCGTCGAAACGGACTATGTTGACGACCAGAGTTTCGACCTCGACCTGTTCATTCGCCGCGTGCCCGATCCGCGCTGCGTCTACATGGACCCGGACTGTAAGTCCTATG